GGCTTTGACTCCTAGTCAAGATGCCGCTCCTGAAGTTCAGGAAGTACAAGAGGATGTTAAAGTTGAGATGGCTTCAATGCGCCTAGCTGATGGTACTTTACTGGAGGCTGAGGAGTTTGTTGCTGGTGAAAATGTTTTCCTAGTAGGGGAAGATGATGAGCGTGTTGCTGCGCCTGTAGGCGAGCACAACCTTGAAGATGGCCGTGTTATGGTTATTGAGGAGGAAGGTGTTATTGCTGCTATTAACGAGGCTGCTGAGGTAGCTGAGGAAGAAGTACCAGAAGCTGAGGTAGAGGTAGAGCAAGCTGAGGAAGAAATGGCTTATGTAACCAAAGAGGAATTTGGTGCTGCTATTGATGAGCTTAAGGGTATGATAGCAGGTATGATGCCACAAGAAGAAATGAACGCTGAGGAAGCTACTGAGGAGGTAGTTGAGGAGCAAGTTGAGATGAGTGCTGATGAGGCGCCTGCTGCTAAGAAAGTAGCTGCTGCACCAGTAGATAAGAAACCAGATATGGTGAAGTTCAGCAACAAGGCTGGTGCTACAACCTTATCTCGTGTAATGAGTAAATTATCCTAATTTAAATAAAGAAGAAAAAATGGCTACAACCACTTCAATCACTACAACCTACGCAGGAGAAGCGGCAGGGCGTTTTGTAAGCGCAGCTCTTTTGAGCGCAGACACTATCGATGGCGGTGGTGTTACAATCAAACCAAATGTAAAGTACAAAGAGGTACTAAAGACAATGAACTTGGATGCTATCACTAAAGATGCAACTTGTGATTTCTCTGATACTTCTACACTTACTTTGGCTGAGAAGGTTCTTGCTCCGAAAGAGTTGCAAGTGAATCTAGAATTGTGCAAATCCGACTTTGCATCGGACTGGGAAGCAATCTCAATGGGTTACTCTGCTTTTGATGAGTTACCTGCTAACTTTGCTGATTACCTAATCGGTTATGTTGCTGCTAAAGTAGCTGCAAAGAATGAAACAAACATCTGGGCAGGTGCTGATGCTAACGAGGGTGAGTATGATGGCTTCACGGCTCTATTAGCTGCTGATGCTTCAGTTGTAGATGTAGTAGGTACTACTATCACTGCTGCTAATGTTATCACAGAATTAGGTAAAGTAGTAGATGAAATTCCAGCTGCATTGTACGGCAAAGAAGACCTTTACATCTATGTATCACAGCACATCGCTCGTTCTTATGTTCGTGCATTAGGTGGCTTCGGAGCTTCAGGCTTGGGTGCTAATGGTGTTGCTGCACAGGGTACTACTTGGTACAACGGAGGTGATTTAGCCTTTGATGGTGTTAAGTTGTTCGTTGCTTCAGGTATGCCTACTAACGATATGGTAGCTGCACAAAAATCAAACTTGTTCTTTGGTACAGGTTTATTAAGCGACCACCAAGAAGTAAAATTACTAGACATGGCTGACCTTGATGGAAGCCAGAATGTTCGTGTAGTAATGCGCTTTACTGCTGGTGTGCAGATTGGTATCGGTGCTGACATCGTATACTATACTTAATAGTTGATTGATTAATATAAAAGGGGCAGGTAGGCTAGTGCTTGTCTGCCCTTTTTTTTATACTTATATAATATGGCTTGTGTATTAACAAAAGGAAGAACAGAACCCTGTAAGGATGTAGTAGGCGGTATTACCGCTGTATACTTTGCAGACTTTGATTCGTTGGGTGCTATCACCTACGATGGAACAGATACGGATGTAATTGACACAATTGGAGGAACACCTTCATGGTTTAAGTTTGAAGTGAAAGGAAACTCTAGCTTTGAGCAGGCAATTAACTCTAGCCGTGAGAACGGAACAACATTTGTAGAGCAGACACTTAACTTGACTTTTAAGAAAATGTCTAAGCAAACACACCAAGAGGTGAAGTTGCTTGCTTATGCTCGCCCACATGTTGTAGTTGAGGACAACAATGGTAATAAGTTTATGATGGGCCTTGAGTATGGTGCTGAGGTATCAGGTGGTACTATCGTAACTGGTGCAGCAATGGGGGATATGAGTGGTTACACTCTAACCTTTACTGGACAGGAGAAAATACCAGCAAACTTTGTAGATGCTACAATTACTGCAGATGCTAGTAATATCAGCGATATCTAAACAAATAGTTTAGCCCTTAATTAAGAAAGCCCCTCCGTAATTGGAAGGGCTTTTCTTTTTTGCAGGTATTTCAACCTGCGAGAGCAATGAATGGCAAATATAACCATTGTTATTGAAATGGGTTTTATAATTATATGATAATTGTAGAAGAAAACACAACAGCAACTATAAAGATGTACTTAAGGGACTTTAACACTGAGTCCTTTGTACTACAAGTTGTGTCCGAAGATGAGCGCAAGACTGCATATGATGCGGCTGTTACTGGAACTTATGATGATTTCAGGAAGGTATTGACTTTCTCATATGATGTGAGTAACTTGTCTGCCGAAAGCTTCTATGTAGTAAAATTATGGGAAGCAGGAAAGGTAAAGCTACTATCGCAGGATAAGATGTACATAATACCAGTAGGTGCAAGTACAGCTACTTACCAACCTAAGCTGTCTACAACGGAAAAAACTATGGATAACGAGTTTAAGATTTATGGAGAGTAATGTAAAGTTCGTGCAGCTATCAAGCTACACATCGCCAGTAGTAAGCGAGAATGCTCGCAAAGGGTGGGTAGAGTACGGAGATGATAACGATTACTTCAACTACTTAATCAACCGCTACAATGGCAGCCCTACTAATAATGCTGTTATCTCTGGAGTCATTGATATGGTATTCGGTAAGGGTATTGATGCTACAGATAGTGCTAAGAACCCACAGGGTTACTTGCAGCTTAAGAAGCTTATTAAAGATGAGGAACTTAAAAAGGTAATCAACGATTACTATATGCTGGGCAATGGTGCTTTCCAAGTTATTTATAACAAGGATAAAAGCAAGATTGTTGAGGTATACCACATGCCTGTAGAAACCTTGCGTGCAGAGAAGTGTAACGCAGAGGGTGAGGTAGAGGCTTATTATTATGCTTATGATTGGAGTGAGGTACGCAGTAAGAAAGGTGTTGAGCGCATCCCATCCTTTGGGTGCGGCTCTCAGGGAGATAAAGTTGAGATACTTTACTTTAGACCATATCGCAGTGGTAGCTATTATTACAGCCCTGTGGATTATCAAGGGGCTTTGCCCTACGCTGAGTTAGAGGGTGAGATAGCTAACTACCACATCAACAACATTAAGAACGGCCTAGCGCCTTCTATGATTGTGAACTTTAATAACGGGGTTCCACCAGAGGAGGAGCGTGATATTATTGAATCACAGATAAAACAAAAGTGGTCAGGCAGTAGTAATGCTGGTAAGTTTATCCTAGCTTTTAACGATAGCAGCGACAGCGCAGCTAGCATTGAGCCAGTCCAGTTAAGTGAGGCCTCTGCACAATATGAATTCCTGAGCCGTGAAAGCCAGCAGAAAGTATTAGTAGGCCACCGCATTACCAGCCCTATGTTATTTGGTGTTAAAGACCAAACAGGATTAGGTAACAATGCTGATGAGATAAAAACGGCATTCCAGCTGTTTGATAACAGCGTTATACGACCTAAGCAGGAGCAGGTAATTTCAGCAATTGATAAGATACTAGGGTTTAATAATGTATCGCTTAACCTGTACTTTGTAACACTAGCACCTATTGAGTTTACAGATACTGAGGATGTAAATAGTGTTGAGGTAATAGAGGAGGAAACAGGCGTTAAGCTTTCCACTGATATGCCTGAGGGCTATGATGGAATTGCGGATGACCTTATAGCACTTGGCGAGGATGTTGACCTTGAGGAGTGGGAGTTGGTTGATGAGCGTGATGTTGATTACGAGCAGGAGGAAGCACTGGACAAAATGATGGGCTTTGCCTCAACTGGCACAGCACGCCCTAATGCAAAGAGTGAGCAGGATGGGGAGAATGTAGAGGGCACTAAGTTTCTGGTACGCTACAAGTACGAGGGCAGTAAAAGCCCACAGCGTGAGTTCTGCCGCAAGATGATGTCAGCAGGTAAGCTTTACCGCAAGGAGGATATTATACGCATGGATAACCAAGCGGTAAATCAGGGCTTTGGCCCAGAGGGAGCCTCTACATATAGCGTATGGCTTTACAAGGGTGGTGCTAGATGTAAGCACAAATGGATTCGCAGAACTTACATGAGTAAGGGCGGTGTTAAGCCTGATGTAACATCACCAAATGCTCAAACCATTAGCACTACAAAGGCTAGGGGTAAAGGGTTTAGACCAGAGGCTAATGACCCTAAGGTTGCTGTAACACCTAGCAACATGAAGAACAAAGGATTTATTAACCCTCCTTCCAGTAAGGATATTCAAGGCGGTATATAATGGCACAAGTATTATTCGTTAGCCCTGCTGATGTAATTAAGCGCACTGGTATCAATGGCAATGTTGATAGAGACCAGATGATACAATTTATTAAAATTGCACAGGACATACACATACAGACTATATTAGGCACAAAGCTTTTTAACAAGGTTGCTGCAGATATTGCAGCTGATAGTCTTTCTGGTAACTACCTGAGCCTTTTTACGAACTATATTCAGGATATGGTAATACACTATGCTGCGATAGAGATATTGCCTTACATACACTTTAAAGTAGCAAATGGGGGTATCTATACTAAGGGTGCTGAGAATGGCACCAGCGTTACTAAGGAGGATTTAGATTACCTTGTACAGAAAGAGCGTGATATAGCAGAGCATTATTCCAGAAGGTTTGTAGACCACATGGCTTATTACAATAGCCTGTACCCAGAGTACAACACTTCATCTAATGATGATATGTACCCTAGTAAGAATCAAAACTTCAACGGATGGGTTTTATAGTAAAGCAAACCTATAAGCCTAAGGTGGAAAACATCCAAAAGTTAAAGAAGTACCTCATGAAAAAGAATAAGAAAAATGGGTAACGGCTACGGAGCAATATACGGAAGCACTTGGTGGGGTTCACAGAACGACATCAACTTCAACGAGATTAGCTACTACATCTATGCGGTAGATGAGTTAAAGACACGAGCATTAGCTGATGGTGCTATTATGGAAGGCTTTGGATGTGCGAGTGAGTCTATCCGTACAATGGGTGAGAGAGATTCAGCAGATACTATATTCTTGACCTACGACAAGCGAGTGTTTTATGATGGTGGTGCTACAGAAGCACGAATCTGTACTATTAAAGAAATAAGTTTACTACGATGAGTATATACAAGTCAAGCAGTTTAGCAATGATACCTACTGCGTATAAGGATGGTAAGTTGTATAGCATACGCCCTACTGATGGAGATGGGGATTTTACATTTAGTAGGGGTTCAAATCTTGCTGCTACAAGAATTTCAGCTTCGCAGTTAATAGAGAAGGGTAGAGAGAATCTCTTGCTGCAATCAAATCAGTTTGATACTACTTGGGGAAATAGCAATACTACCGAAACAAGCGGTCAAGCAGGATATGATGGTACTAACGATGCTTGGTTATTGAGCAAGGTTGCCGCAAGTGGCTACATTTTTCAAGCGATTTCACAAAGTGGTGTTTCAACATTAAGTGTGTATGCCAAAGCTGGGACTCTTAATTGGGTGAGATTTCGTATTAACACAACAGGTACTACTGCATCAGCATATTATGATTTAGCTAATGGTGTACTTGGCGGTGTATCTGGAGACATTACTGCTGAAATAGAAAGTGTAGGAAGCGGTTGGTACAGATTATCTTTGACAATAAACGCTACTACTGCACAAGTTCGTATCTATCCTGCTGATGGTGATTTTGATTTAAGCGGTACAAGCGGAAACATCTACATCCAAGACGCTCAATTAGAGCAAGGCTTGGTTGCTACTGACTACATTGAAACAGGAGCATCTACTGCACAAGCAGGTATATTAGAGGACTTACCGAGATTAGATTATAGTGGT